AGGAGGAGGAGGCGGTGCGAGCGCGTCCGCGACTGCCGCCTGTCCTGCAATGGCGGCGCGTGGGTCGGGCATCGTCGGTTGCTGCATCGTCGGCGTGCCGCCTTGCGTGCCATAGGGGTCTTCGGACAGCAACCACGTGCGCATGAGCTGGTTGAGGGTGTCTAAGTTTCCCATTTGATTTCACCTAGCCAGACGCCCAGCTCGACCGCCGCTTTCCAGACCGGCTGAAGCCAAGGCGGTTCGTCGTGGTAGCGCCAATCGCGGGCGTCTTGGATTGTCTCCATGAGCCCGGCCCTCACGCTGAACGGAGTGTTGCGCCATAGGCGTTCTGAATCATTTGCGGACAAACGACACTCGCGCACATCGGTAGGTCCGTGTTGAACAGCTCGGCCATTGCCTGCGCGTCCTCCTTGCGCTGCTGCTGCAAGTAGGCGAGGCACGCGGCCCAATAGCTGACGGCGTCGACCCACGGGTAGGGGATCGGCTCGGCGTCGTCATCGGTCAGCAAGGGACCGGGGATCAGGGTGAGGTCAACTTCCATCGGCGCTTCGATGGAAGGAATCGGCGCGAGGTAGAGGGCGGCCAAAGGCCCAGCGCCATATTGGGCATACCAGCCGGGCTGACTGATGGTTCCGTAGAACGTCCCGCCGTAAATCCGGAAGCGCGCTTGGAAGTCGGTCCATACGAGCCGCTTCCATAGCGGCTTCCATGTGCCCTTTTGGATCGACCACACGCCGTTCTCGTCGGGCGCCCATTTGCCGCCGATGCCGATGGCGAGCGAGCGGCAGGCGAGGACCGATTGCGCTTGCGGGCAAAGCCCCTGCACCAACGTCCGCCAATTGGAAAAAGGGTAAACCTCTTGTCCCGGCTTGGTCGTCGTGCCCGGCGGGATGACACGCAGGCAACCGCTCACGGCGGCGATTCGGCGGCGCGAACGGTTGATGTAATTGGTCAGGGTCGCTTGAGAGAAAAACTGCCCTTGATTGTCGTTAAGGTGTCCCTGAACCTCGTTGATGTATTGAGCCAGCATGACGCATCTTAACGCCTCTTGGCCCGTTTGGCAGGCGCGCGGTGCGTGACGGCTCGGTGGGGCTCGGGCGCGGGATCGGCTTCGACGGGCTCGGTGGGCTCCTCTGTGTCGGCTGGCGCTTGGACCGGGCCGATCACGTTGCTGATCACGCTCAATGAGCCGCCTGCGTTCGTGCCCGTCAACCGGCAAGACAGCATCGTGCCTTCATCGGCGGCGACCATGCTGTAGCCAACTGTAGTCTGCCCGGCGATCGGCTCGCCGTCGCGCAGCCATTGCCGCGCGAAGCTGGGACTGCCGGTCCACGTTCCGTTGCTGGTGACGGCGAGCTGCCCCCCGACTGTCGGCGGCGGGGTGATGACGACGATGCTTGGCGGGACGGAATTGGTCGGCGGGGGCGGCGGGAACGGAACCCACGGAAATTGCGGGATGGTGGGGACGTTCGAGATCGTGATCGGCTGATTGCCCGGCGTGAACGGCGGCGGCCCTAAGCCGATCTGCATGATGTTGGTCAGAATGATCGGCTGCATCGGGCCGGGCGCGCTGTAGGACGGAAACCAGCTCGCTGCGGTCGGCAGGAGTGGGCCGCCGGTCGCGTATTGCGGCTGCACCACGCCCGGCAAGCCGCTTCCCGGCGGGACGACGGGCGTCGGGAACGGAACGTTGCCGCCTTCGCCGACCAGCGGCGGGGGCATCCACGTTCCGGCGGTGCCGAGAGGGAAGGACGGCGGCAGCGATTCGCCGCCGGTCACGATCACCGGCTGCGGAATGCCGGGCGCGCTGTTTTCTTCGTCAGTGCCAATGATCAGCGGCATATCGGAATGAACAGGTTGGGCGGATAGATGCCCGGTTGCGGACGCTGGATCGGATCTGACCAGCCGACCTTGCGCTGCCAAGCTCGCCACGCCTCGAGGTATTGGTCATGCGTCGGCCACAAGGTGCGCGGCGGACAATGTGGCGTGGGCCGGACGGTCCCCGGCAAAATTCCGGTCCCCGGCGCCCGGCATGGATTGTCCTGAAGAAACGGCTGGACCCACGGCGGCGGCCATGCCGTGACCGGGGGCGGCCACGTCCATCTTGCCGGGGGCGGCCAGCAATAGCTCAAAACGGCGCTCCCCCGGTGATGCCGGTGACGATCATCCCGGTCGACGGCTTGCTACAGACCAGATTGAGCGCGGTCAGGCTGAGCCCGACGCTCGCAATCTGCCCTTGTGGGATGGTGGAGTACCACCCGGTCCATGCAAAATTCGCGTCCTCGTGAACGACCAAGGTGATGTACTTGGAATTGAAACCGTAGGCTGTTCCGACCGGGCAATTGAGGTCGAAAAAGATCGGCGTGTCGCCCAGCAAGAGCCCCCTAAAGCCGCTGTTGACAGGATCATCCTTGCCCCATCGCGAGCTGGGATCATTGTTGTACCTCTCGACGGCCATGAAGTCGGTCAAGAGCGTCGTCCAGTCTTGTACCGACGTGACGACGAAGTCGAGCGCCTCGCCGCCTGCGTTGTTCACCGCCCGCAAGAGTAGCGGAATGAAGGCTGCGCGAGTGAGGACTGCGCCCGCAGTGGGCACAACGAGCCCCTGCCAATCGGGATAGGTGACGCGCGAGAGTCCGCCGAACACGGGCGCCGTGACGGCGTTGCCATAGGCGTCGTTGAGGCTGAACATCTGCAACACGTTGGTCACAGGCGGGCCGAACAGCGCGGTTGTGAGCGCCTGCAACGAGCTGTTCTTCAGGTCGTTGAGCTTCAGCATGAGGCGCGAGGCGACGGCGATCGCGTCCTGCGTGACGAGCTGTTCGAGGCCAAGCGAGCTGACCGGCGTCGCCAGACAGCACATATTGAATTCGGCGTTGACGGTGGCGGCCACGTCCTGCGGCAAGTTGAACTGCCCGGCCGGGCCTATCCAGCTTGAGGCGACATACTGCCCCGTCTGCACGGGCTGGGTGTAGGGCGAGACGCCGCCGCTTGCCCGAATTGCATTCCTAAGCAAAAGCGCCAAAAGCGGATTCTGCTTGTAGATAAGAATGACGACCATTTGCGCGAAGACGCGACGAACGGTCGCTTGCAATTCCAGACCGATAGGACCGGCCGGAATGATGCCAGCGCCGAGCAGGGGCATGAGTTATCTCCCTCGGGCGCGCTCCTCGTCGCGATGGATTGCGCCTAGAAGTTCTTTTCGTCCCCACGCTTCAGGGTCTTGGGCTATTTCCTTGAAGTCCGGAGCCTTTTCGTGATGCCAGAACTGGCTGTCATAGGTCGGACTAGAGGTCTGCGGGTTCTTGCTCGCCCGGTATTCGGCCGCCACTTCGTGATCGGCGACGGCTTTTTCGTGCATCCACGCTTCGAGGTCTTTCATGCCCTCGTCGGTGAATCCGTATTGTTTCTGCACTTTGGCGCGGCTGGCGTTCCACGCGTCGCGGTCTGCCTTGGCCGCCGCGTCGGCCGCTTCCTTCGCCTTGGCCTGATCGGCGGCGCTTAAGCGAGCCTCGACCTTCTGTTCAAGATCGTAGTCGGGGATCGCGAGATTCGGATATTTCTTTTTGATGAGCGACTTGGCTTCCTTGTTGAGCTTCGGATCGTTGTAGATGCCCTCGACAAAGTCGGCGGTCATCCGCTTGTTTTGTAAGAAATTCCATTCTTCGTCCGAGATGGTGCGCGGCATCGACCGACCCTAGTTCTTGTTGTCCTTGCCGATGATTGACGGCTGCAACGGCACGCCGCCTTCAGGCTTCGGCACGACAGCCGGAATCGCGCCCCACTCCGAGATTTCCGACTGCGTGTCCACTTGGAGGATCGTCCGGGGCGGCGTCTCGGGCGGCGTGGTGATTGGCGGGTCGTATGACCTGTTCTGAGCCATGTTTTTCCTCCAAGTCTAAGTTAGACTGTCAACCCATACGCATTGACAGCGTCGGCCGCCGGTAAGCGGCCCACGCCAAGAAACCGCCGCCGATCAGGAACATTGCCCAAGTCGACAGCTCTGGCGTCGGAACGGCGGTCACGGTGCCGTCGATTGCGATGTGGATCGGCGCGAGGCCGCTCGCCCCGGAAAATTCGATGAAGTAGCTGCCCATGCTGAGCGCGTCGGGGGTGACGGTCGCCTCCTGCCCGCCGGTGACATTGTTGAGCGGCGAACTCTCGATCAGCGCGCCGATCGGCTGGAACGGCGAAACCGGCGCGGTCGAAGTCTGAGTGTTGAGCGACAACACGCCGCCGGTGATCCGCTGAAGGCCAGTGGCGCTGTCGCTCATCGAAACCGTCACCGTCTCGCGGGTCGGCAGGGTGAAGCTGAAGAACTGCTCGAATCCGATACCGCTGCCGGGCGTGTCCTGCGCCGGGAGGGCGAGGCTCTCGTTGAGAATCGATCCAATGTCCTCAACCGTGATTTGGGTTGCCGCCGCGGCGGGTCCGGTTGCGGCAAAAAGAGCGGCGGCCAATAGCAATCTGTTCATCGTGCGTCCCCGTGCTGCTCGAAATTGAGCGCGCTGTGGTAGCACGACGATCAACTCCCCGGCAAAGGAGTTGCGGGCATCGGCGGGGCTTGCCCGCCCTGTCCGCCGCCCTGTCCGCCCTGTCCGCCAAGGATTTTCTGCAACAGCGCGTTGCGAATCGTGCTCTTGAGCTGGTCGCCGATCATCGTCTTCTGAATGCCGACTGCCGGTCCCATGCCGCCAGCCCCGCCAAGGTGGCGCGAAAGCTGGCTGATCGTTCGAAACACGTCGCTGTGCAGCTTCGAGCCCGGCTGCAATCCCAGCCCGGCCTGCTTCAGGGTTTGTATAGCCTGAATAATCAGGTTCATTGAATCAGCTTGATTGCCGGGACCGGGCGCCGAGACTTGCGGTCCCATCTTGGAGCGGGCGAAGGCTGCGAGATCCCCGCCGGGGCTGGCTGCGCCGGGCTGGCCGCCCGGAGGCGCTCCGGTGGGAGGACCGGGCGGTGCGCCGCCGGGCGCCTGTCCCATCTCGGGATCGTCGTCTGTTACGTCGCCGTTCGCCATACTCGTCACCCGGAGGCCGCCCCCGGCTCAGATTGGGGGGCAATGGTTGGGACGGGGGCGGTCCATCCTATGTGGTGCGGCTCTCGGGGGTTTGAGCCATAGGACGGGCGGGAAGCTAAACCTTCAGTGGGCGGTTTGTCCACGGGGCTTGGAGGCCTGCCTCCGACTGCCGCCGCCGATTCCCAGCAATCCCTTGACCAGCTCCTCCTGTTTTTCCTCTTTCGCGGTCGCCGCTTGGGCTTTCTGGCGCTGTTTCAAGCGCGCCAGCAACAGCTCAGCGCCGGGCGGATGGAGCATGTGGATCAGGTCTTCGCTGTCGATCGCGCCCGCTCTAGCGAGCGCAATAGCGACTTGACGATTGTCCTCCGCGAAGGCTGGCGACGCCGAGTGGCTGTCGACTTGGACTTGAAAATTGCCCGGAAGCTGCGAGAGGAGGAATTCGGTTTTGCTATCGGCTGTGGTGTAAATGAGGGCGTCCATGGCTTGCATGATGCGGAGCGCCAGCCACCCACAATCGGCGAGCTGCCGTTCGAGCGTCGAGGCTTGCTTGATGAGGTGGGGGGACGAAGTTCTAACCAGAGTTTGAGCGTGGACGCCAGCGCGGACACCCGGCTCTCCCTGTCCGGACATGATTGGGCTAAAGCCGCTTGCTTCATCAAACAGTTTGAAAATAAATTCGAGTTCTTCCAAGTAGTTTTCCGGCGGCGGGTCCAGTAGTTTCGACGCTTTTGCGTTAGGGTTTGGATCGTTAATGAAACCTCCCTCGTTGACAATCTTAAAATATTGTTCCTCGGTGACGCTGGTGAACCCGGAGAAGACCTGTGGAGCGTTGACATTGCGGTCCCACATTACTTTGATGTCGCGCATCCGCTTGTTCAGCATGTCCTGAAGCATCTGCACGTCGGCGATGATCGAGCGGCCCCAAAAATAGCCGGGCGTCGGCTGCGGCTGCACCTTGACGAAGCTCGACTTGCCGGGGACGCGCGACAGATTGCGCCGGGTGTTGTCGCCTTCGATGATGATCGGATCGGCCCCATAGATGCACTGGATGGTCGTCCAGTCTTCTTCGCGGTCGCGATCCTTGATCCAGACCTCGCACAGCTTGACGGTCGGCGCGAAGCGGCGATTCGGCCGCCAAGGGGTCGGAATCGGAAAGACGTTGACGATACCGGCAGCGGATGACGGCGCATCGCCAACGTCCCCCAACGGTTGCAGCCCTCCTACAACCATTTGGTGAAAGTAGGTTGGTTCTTCCTCGTCGCGCTTCGGTCCCGGCTCGTCGCCGATCTGTTTCATGATTTCTTCGTAGCGCGGATGATCGATGAGCATCGTGCGCAGCCGCGACTTGGTCGGATAGCTGACGTGACAGAAAGCCTCTTGCTCATCGAGATTGAGGGTCGT